CAGACGGCGGCTGTCGTTAAGCCAGCGGGTAAGCGCGGCGGTTCATCTTCGTCTAAAAAGCGTCGCGGTACTGCACAGTTAACACGTCCTTCGATGGGTGGAAGCTACTCAGGAAGTGGCGTCAATTTACCTACTTAATATAATACACAGAAAGAATAATCATCATGGCATTAAAATCACTCCAGAAAATCACGCTCTTGTCCGCTGTATCGGCGACAGGTGCGGGCAGTTCCTTCAGCGTTGAACGCTCGAAAGGCTGGACATTTACCGTTGCATCAAGCTCAGTCACGAGCGGTGGTACTGTAGATGTTGAAGCGTATATAGGCGGAGGCTGGCGCGTCATCCATAGCGAAGCGGTCACAGCCGACGGTAACGTAACTATAAGAGACGACCACGGACATTATGAAAAGATACGAGGTAATGTATCAGCTCGTACCGATGGTACTTACAGCTTATTTGCAACAGGTACTACAGACTCCTTGTAAGATATGTCGTTATCGTTTCCGACTACCGCGCTTAAAAAGCCAAGCGGTTTAAAGGCGACAAGTGGTATTAAACGTCCCGCCTTTGGCGCGCTTTATGGGTTCGATTCGACAGGTACAAGTGGGTTTAATATTGATCTACGAGATACACACGCAAACATCATAGCGCGTACAGGCGACGCCGTAGGCACTATAGCTTTTGCTACTGATACCTACGACTTGTATGTCTACGACGGTAGTGACTGGTACTTCTACAATAACACTTAATTCCCATGAGCAGAAAATATGTAATCATTGACGCATCAGACGTCGCTTCAATCAACTTCAACGAGGTCAGCGAGACGTCAGCGGATACCCTTAGATTTTCAATAGATGGTAGTAAGACTTTCGTCAAGTTTGACGGCGATACTCCAAGCGCATTAAGCGGTAAAACGTCTTACTCTCATTCTGAAATATTAACAATATTAGAAGGCGATGATTGGACGTCTCCTATGCCCGAATAAATTATGCCAAGCACACTTTTAACTTGTACTTCTTCGACGCGTCCAGCCGCCCCAAACGCTGGTGATACGCTGTTTGAAACCGACACTAAAAAGATTATCACTTATAGCGGTACTGATTGGTACTTGTATAATTACGATGGTACGACTTATGTTCCTCCTTATAGTAATGGAAATAGTCTAAGCTTTGACGGTACGGATGATAGTATTGTTCTAGCATCTAGTTCAGATTTTGACACCACTAGTGCTTTTACTATTTCGGCATGGGTAAACCCAACCGCGCTTACCAATTATGAACACGTTTACAGCAGATTCAGTTCATCGCATACACAGTTTTATATTACACCATCGGGAAATCTTACACTAACAGTCGACCGAGTTTCCTTTCCAGCAAGTACAGGGACAGTGAGTACGGGTAGTTGGCAACATGTTGCAGTTTCGTGGCAAAGCAGTACAGGAGCAACAACGTTTTACATTAATGGAAGCGCCGCTGGTAGTGGGACTAATACTGGTACATTGTCAACAGGTACAACAAAAGTGACTATCGGCACAAAAGCTACACCAAGTGGAAGTAACTTTTTTAATGGTTTAATAGATGAAGTTGCACTTTTTACTTCTGTTTTATCTGCCTCTCAAATAACTAATATTTACAAAGGCGAAACAGACGGAGGAAGTGGTGGATCAAACGGTGTCCCTGGTGATCTTAGTACATTTAGCCCTCTTGGTTGGTGGAGAATGGGAGATAATGATGGAGGGACAGGAACTACAATAACAGATCAAGGAAGCGGAAGTAATGACGGTACATTAACAAACGGACCTACTTTCTCAACCGACGTACCTACTTAATCCATGCAATACGAAACGGCTCAAAGCCTATACACTCAGCTTGAAAACTCGCGTTGGTCGTTTTTAGATCGCGCTAGAACGTCTGCTGAGTTGACGATACCTTACGTTCTTCCGCCCGAAGGACACGGTCCTCACACGAAGTACTACACTCCGTACCAAGGCATTGGAGCGCGTGGTGTAAACAATTTAGCGTCTAAGTTATTACTCGCTTTACTACCGCCTAACGCGCCTTTCTTTCGTTTGGTAATCGACCGATATGAGCTTGAAAAAGCAAAGGCAGAAATGGGCGAGGAGCAAGGCGAACAGTTACGCACCGATCTTGAAAAAGCTTTAAGCGATGTTGAACGAGCAGTAAGTCAAGAGGTCGAAGTCGAAGCGTTTCGAGTCGGTGTGTTTGAAGCACTAAAGAATTTATTGGTTAGTGGTAACACGCTTTTATACATGCCTGACGAAGGTGGTATGCGTGTGTTCCGTCCAGACAGATACGTCGTTAAACGCGATGCAATGGGCAATGTCACGCATATAGCTGTGAAGGAAACTGTTGCACCGTTCATGCTTCCCGAAGAAGTACGCCAAGAAGTTTACAAGGAATCAAAAGATAACAACTGCGACTTATACACGAGTATTGTTCGTGAAGGTGACAAGTTCATCGTTCAACAGGACGTCAAAGGAATTGTCATTGAAGAGTCGAAAGGATCATATCCCGTTGATAAATCGCCTTGGATACCGTTGAGATACACACGTATTGACGGCGAAGACTACGGACGTGGATTTGTTGAAGAGTACATAGGCGACCTTAAATCGCTTGAAGCGCTGACTAAAGCAATTGTAGAAGGTAGTGCCGCCGCCGCCAAGGTGTTGTTCATGATTAATCCTAACGGTACTACTCGCGCGCGTACGTTGGCTGAAGCGCCTAACGGTGCGATTGTACAAGGTAGTGAAGGCGATGTATCCGTTTTACAACTTAATAAGTTTAATGACTTTCGTGTAGCTGAATCGGTAAGTGCTAAAATACAAGACCGTTTATCTCACGCTTTCCTTTTGAATAGTTCCGTGGTGCGTGATGCTGAACGAGTTACCGCTGAAGAAATACGCATGTTGAGCCAAGAACTCGAAGCGGCATTGGGCGGACTCTATTCAATCCTTTCACAGGAGTTTCAACTTCCGCTTGTATCGCGCTTAATGGACAGGATGGGTAAGAAGGATCGCCTTCCTAAACTTCCGAAGGACATCGTTAAACCTACCATAGTAACAGGTGTTGAAGCGCTTGGTCGTGGTAACGATCTTAATCGTCTTGATATGTTCCTAGCTGGAGCGTCACAAGTCGTTGGTCCTGACTCCGTCATGCAATACGTCAATGTAAGCGATTACTTTAAACGACGTGCTACCGCGTTGGGAATCGAGACTGAAGGTTTGATTAAGTCGGAAGAAGAAATTCAACAACAGATGCAACAGGCTCAACAACAAGAAATGATGATGAAGCTTGGAGCGCCCGCTGTAGCGCCGACTATAAACGCTATTGCACAACAACAATCACAAGAACAATAACACAACCAAACCACGTGAAAGAATACAATCATGGCAGATTACCAAAAAGTCGAAATAAACGAAAAAGCACCTAACGAGATTGAACCCGATCAACAGCAAACAGAGACGGTTGAAGAACCTCAAGTCGAGCAAGAACGCCCAGAATGGTTACCAGAGAAGTTTAAATCAGCGGAAGACCTCGTCAAAGCCTATGGAGAACTTGAATCCAAGATGGGCAGACCCGCAGAAGAACAAGAAGTCGAAGAAGAAGTAACAAATGAGACTGAACCATCGACGGAATCAAACGAAGCACAAACTTTAATCACAGACGCATCGAAGGAATTTTTTGAGAATGACGGTAAACTTACAGATGAAACGTATGAAGCGTTGGCTAAAGTCGGTCTTAACCGCGAGTTGGTCGATAGCTTTGCGCGTGGTCAAGCGGCTCTACAAGACAGCGAATCAGTTGCGATTAAAAGCGCGGCAAATGGTGAATACGATACTATGTCGGAATGGGCTGGCGAAGTGCTGTCGGACGAAGAAATGAACACTTTTAACGACGTTGTAAACAATGGAACTGTTGAACACGCTAAACTCGCTGTAAGCGGTTTGTACGCGCGTTATAAGAACGAGACAGGTGGTCAAGGACCAAAGCTTGTCACAGGCAATACGACAGGTACGTCGACAATGCCGTATCAATCTATGCAAGAAGTGAGTCGAGCAATGCAAGACCCACGATATAAAAGCGGCGATAAGGCGTATCACGCCGAGGTAGACCGTCGATTGGCGGTTTCCAATATCTGACATGTTTGAACTCTTAACACTCTTTCTTACAGGTGGTGGAAGTGCCGCTATGGGAAGCGTGTTAAAGGGCGTGTTTGGCGCGTTGGTAGACAGCCGTCAACATCGGTTTGAACTCGAAATGGCAAGGGAGGCACGTAATAATGAACAAGCAGTTAAGTTTCAAGAAAGTATCAATAGCGGGGATGCTGGCGGTTTTGTCCGTGGCACTCGTCGTATGCTTGCTCTTATCGGGATGTCAACGCTCTCGTTCGTCACATGCATCACAGCCGTTTATCCAACCGTCCCACTTGTCTCCGTCACTAA